TATTTTTCTTCTAGGGCGTTCCTATGTTTTGGAACTTCCTTCGTTGATGTCGATAACTTTTCCGTGCTCATTTTTTTGCTCCTTTTCTTCTAGCAGGTTAGAGATTTCCTGTAATAGATATTGATATGTTCTTGCTTGTCCTAACATATATTGATATTTTTCCATATTGTCAACACCTCCACTAATCATGGAGTCACCAACTCTTTGTAAGCTGTCTCGCATCATTTTTTGTAGCTTTGATACGACTACTAACGGATCCATCATGTCTATGCTTTTGTTGGTTTGTCTTTTTTGCCATTTACCATAGTTTTTAATACTTTAGCTTGGCCTGCATGTAATTTAGAAGCTTTGTTTAAACCTTTAATTACTTTTTGTATTTTTGCTTTTTTTGTCATATTAACATTTCCATTTTCTAAGTGCTTTAGATAATCTATCGTCACCTGTGTTGTTACTTGGTTTTTGTCTCTTTCTCATACCTTTCATTCTAGCGCAGAATGATTTTTTTCTTGCTCCACCTTCTGGTTGTGGTGCTTTTAAATCTGATCCTGGATTAGCTGCTTCATAAGACTTACGTCCTTTTTCATTCAGTCCACCAGATTTAGATTTACCTTCAGATCTAGTCCACGCAGGAGAACCACCTCTTTTAAGAAGTATTCTACTCATGCCCCTAGACTTTAACATTACGCTTTAGCTGTCTTTGCTGCTTGTTTAAATTGTTTAGCAGTAGGTCTTCCTTTGTCTCCAGCTTTTGCCATAGTCTCACCTGAACCCTCTTTGATTCTTTTTTGCTTTGCGTGAATGTTTGCGTAAAGTCCCCCGCCGCCAGCTTTATTTACTCTGCCACCGTCACGGTAATTTGCTCTTTTACTTCTTCCTTTAATTTCTTTTCCAGGCATTATACTTTACCACCTTTTTTCATTGCTCTTCCGCCACCAGCGTAAGCTATTCCACCACCCATAAATTTAGAACGTTCATCTTTAATCATTCCTCCGTCCATATTTTTATTCATAGATCTTTCTATAGCCATTCCTCTTTTTTTTTCGTAACTACTTAATGATCCATCATTATCTAGGTCTGCTTTTTTTGGATTTTTTAACATTATTTTTTACCTCCGTTGTTTCTAAATATTTGTGTACCCTTTATACCAAATATACTAGCGCATACAAGCACCCATAAATTAGTAAACCATTTAGGTAACGCTTGGAAATGCTCAAAGAACACTTTTATCTTCTCCATTGCTTGTGGATCGTCTGACCAGACCCCATATGCAAGCACTAAAATTGGTAGCGTTAATATTGCAAGAACTACCTCGTCCTTATAATCATTTTGACGAGCTTCGAGGAGCTTGCCACTAAATTCTAACTCACCTTTAGCCATTTTAGATGCATGTTGCGCTTGTGCATCAGCCATTAGCATTTGAGTTTCTTTTTTCTTTTTGTAAATATGTGTTCCAGCGTTTAACGCTAGTTTAAGTGCACCAAACCACATTATGCACCCACCTTTTTCATAGCTTTAATGTGTGATTTTTTAAAGTTCACACCTTTTTTCATATCTTTTTTCATTTGCGCCATATGTTTTGTCGTATGGTGTATTTTATGTTTTGTTAAAGTTTTCTTTTCTTTTTTATCAATCATGTAATTAATTCCCCATACTTTTTATCATAGCTAGTTTTTCTCTGGCTTCATTAGCCATTTCTTGTTTTTCAATAGAAGTATCAGCTCTAAGTTCTGCTAACTCTTCAGTTTGATCTAGTTTTTCTGATTGTACGCTTTGATTCATCATAGATTTCATTTTATCTAGATTTAATCTATCTTCAGCATCTTTTTTCTTCTGTTCGTTGTCTTGAGCTCTAATATCTAACTCTCTTGCTCTTAATTGTGCAATAGGGTCGTTACCAAAGTCTCCAGTAATTGCTTTTTCTTCCTTCATATAGTCTTCAGTCATGTCAGCAATTAAAATAGCTTTTCTAGCTTCAATTTTTTGTTGTAACGGCACCATTTGTTGTTGAATTTGTGGATTCTGTTGCGCCATCTGTTGCATTTTTGCCAGTTCTTGTAATTCTCCTCTAAATTCTAATTCAATTTGCTCTTGACCCATTAAACTTATGTGTTCCATACAGTTTTTTTGTACGGCAGCACTAACCATGGGTGCATTTCTAGCTAAATTAGTTGCAAGAAAATTTAAATGAGCTGTCATGTGTGCTCTGTGGTCTTGACCTGGAAAAGCTTGGAATGGTTTTGAACCCATTGCTGCAATATGTTCTAGTGCAGGGTCTAATGGTGTTGGTTGTTGTGGTTTAATTAAAATTGCATCAATGTTTTTTACACCTAAGGCCTCATACATGTTTCTGTATACTGCATACTGATTGTGTATTTGTGGATTAGCTGCTGCTAGTTGCATTTCTGTTTGTGCAAGTGATATTCTTTGTGTTTGAGAAAATATATTAGGATCTGAAACTGGTAAAATATCTATCTTGTCATCAAAGTCCATTTGTTTAATTTGTTTCTGTCCACCAATAACATCGTATGGATACTCTGGTGGTAAATAAGTTTTAAATACTCTAGCAAGAATAGTAAATTCTTTTTTCATAGCAGCATACAATCTTTTGTGTATGGCTGACATAACTCTAGATCCTCTTTCCAACATAGCTACTGTCGTGCCCACTGCTGCTTGTTGATTCCCGTCTCCTACTTGCATATCGGCAATCGAAGCGAATCGTTGCCCTGCTTGTACCACGACACCCATAAGTTGTAATAAAGTCTGTGACGGCTCTTTAAACGGTAGTGTCATGAAGGCATCTTTTAGATTTCCGCCTGGAGCATCTACGTCTCGGAATTCACCTGGTTGAATAGATTGTGCCTCGTCTCTCATCTTAATACCACGCATTTTAAATCCTGCGGGTAAGTTAGACAAGGTACCAGCGTCGAGCAATTGTCTTAGTGCTGCTGTTGCTGTTCTTGATAAGCCACCTATCATGTGAGTTAAACCAAAACCGTAAAAACCTAAACCAGGTAAAAATTTAAAATGAATAAAATAATTAATTTTAGTTTTCATAATATCTTCTGCTGCAAAGTTTCTTCTAATTGATAATATTTTTCTTGTACCTTCTTCTAAAGTTACAATGTAAGGAAGTTTAATTCCTGTTGGTGTTTCATCTTCACCTAAATCTTGAAAGCCTTCTAGATCTAAACTAACGTGGCACTCTAACAGAGTAAACATTTTTTGATCTTTACCTCTACTTGTTCCTTCTAATTCTCTTTGTACTTTTTCTGAAGCTGTTTCTTCCATGTACGATGGATCAATTTCTATGTCTTTATAGAATCCACCTACTTGTTGTTTTCTTAAATCGTTTTCTGTCATACGCACTTTGTGAATTATAGATTCACAATCATCTAATGATGTTGCAGTATACGGTACAACAATGTCATCAGCCGGTACAAATTTAGATACGGCTCTTTGCATAATCTCATCGTAGTAAACTTTTTTAAATGCAGATCCTGCTAATGGTAAATAAAACAACATCTGGTCAAACTCTGCCTCGTACTCTGGCATTTGTGACATTAATTGATAATTCATAAATTCTTTAACTCTTACAGATTGAGCTTCTTTTTCAGGAGTAGGTATTCCAATAAGTTGAGTTCTAACAGGGCCATCTGCTGGTAATAATTCTTTGTATGCTTGTGCTTGAAACTGAGTTACAGCTTCTGCTAATACTGGGTGAGTTGCACCTGAGGCACCTTTAAAAGGTTCTGTTCTATCGTCGTAATTAAAACCTAGAAGTTCTAGTCCTTGTGTGTAAGTTCTTTCCCAATCTTTTCTAGATGCTTTGTAATCCATGTAATTGTCAGATAGTTCTGCACCTAATGAATTTAATACATCGTCTGGTAAATATTCAGCGAGATTCGAGAAATGGTTCTCACCACCTTCTACATTAACCTTTGAGGGATCAAAGTTTATGTCAACACTACCGTCTTCATTCTCTTGAACTTCAACTGGACCCTTACTATCAGGCAGTCCTGTCTCTTGTTCAAACTCTACTTGTAACTCTTCCTCGCTAGGAATGTTAACTTCTTTTCTTATCTCGTTGGGTAATACTTTGTCTGTTGCCATTTATTTTTTCCAGTTTCACTGTCTTAACAGTATTATTCTTAATATTCAAGCCCTGTGGGTTAGGTCCTCTTTTTGGTGGTGGTCCTGATTTTTTTCCTAATGTCATTATAATCCTAAAATCTTAGCTATCCCGCCGCTCGCCATTCGTACCCTGCCACCAGATGCTTTTTTAACTCTGCCACCTTTATTAAATACATATTTAGCTCCAATACCAAATGTTTTATCTCCACTAAATGGTTCTATTTCACCACCAGCAGTAAAAAAAATATCACCTTCTTTATCACCATATGTTTTTTCGTAACCTATTGTACCACTTCTATCTTCAGATAATAAATCAGTGCCTTTTAATGTTATTTTTCCCATGTCTTTAGTGTAAGAACTTTTTCTTAATGGAATTCCATTTTTATCTAATTGAATTTTACCGTCTGCATCTAATATTAAATCTCCACTAAATGTTTTTTGATTAATAGGAATTGATGCACCAATATTAAAATTAGGTATACTACCTCCTTCTAAAATTTCTTTAGAAATGTCGGCACTTAGTATTCCATCATTGTAACTAAGTTTAGGTGTTAGATCAGAACTTTTGTATGTTTCTCCGTCATACGTAGAAGTATTGGCACTGCCTGAAATATTTGCATTAATGTTATCTGCTAGCTCAAATGTTTTATCTAATTCTATATTTGTTTTTCTATAATTATCTTCATTAAATACAGAACCTTTTAACTCATTGTTATAGTTAAAACCAAGTTCGCTGTTTAATAACTCACTATCGTTAGTGTTAGCTGCTGCTGTTAAATTTAAATCTCCAAGATTGTAAGATGCATCAGTTGTTAATTTACCTTCTTCTAAATTAGGGCTACTAAAATTAAAATTACCTATTGTATATTCACCACTTGTTATTGATTGTTCACCTTCAGTGTCTATTGATCTTTGTAATTTTAAACCATCTATAGGTTCTATTTCTAAATCTACTACAGCCGCATCTATTGCTTCTTTAGCATTTTCTTTATTAACCATTCCATTTTTATCAATTATTTCTTTTTCAGGGTATTTTAAATCTAATTTTACAAGTTTGTTTTTAAGTAAATTTTTTTCTTTTATTTTTAGTTCTTTAAAATCTCTAAAAGACATACTCCTAAACATGGGGCTTTCTTCTTTTAATTTTTTAAACTCTTCAACCAATGCAAACATTTCTGTTTCTTTAGTTTTTTTTATCTCTTTTTTTGTTTTTGGAATAAAAGGTGTGGCTTTTTCTACTGCTTTTTCCTCAAGAATAGTTTCAAGTTTTTTTTGATCAGAGGTTAGTTCAGCCATTAGTAATACTTCTTTGTTGTTTTAAAAATCTTCTCGTCTTTATAATCTTCTGGGTGAGGTATTAATCCTCCCTGTCTAAATCGCATAACAGCTTGAGTCATACTATCGACTAAGTCATCATGATCGCCATAAGGGAACGCTGCGCACTCCTCAATGACCTCTTCCGCAAACTTTCGCTCCGGTGCCCATATCATACCACTTTCAAACAAAGGTGCAACAGAATTAACTCTAGTGTGTTTATCATTACCTCTCGATGGTGTGTAGTTAACAACTGGTATTCCCATAGCTCTAAGTTCATACGTCAGTGGTAGTCCACTAGCTTTCGCCTCAACCAACACAGTCTCTGGCTGCCAGTAATCATATTGCTCTTTAGCAACACGACGAAGTTCTGGAAACTCGTATCTACCTTTTAGTGAATCTAGTAATATTAAATTAGAAGGACTGTCCTCATTCTCTCGAAACACGCCCCACGTTGTGATAGCCGAGTAATCGGCTGTCTCTTTTTTCATAAACGCTGTGTCATAGGATTGTATGATATGCTCTAGTTGTGGCATGTCATCTTTCTCCCAAACTTTCCACCACTCACGTTTAATGATAGCACCTTCCTCAGACGTTGGGTTTTGCATCCACTGTGCGTTCCATTTAGGAATTGATAGCGATGCCTTAACCGCTTCTAGTTCTTCAAGTTTCCAATAACCTGGCCAAACGGGTTTACCTGTAGGCATGATAGCTGGAAACTCAACTAGTTCCCATTGATCTGATTTTAATTCTTTTTGGTGTTTTAATAATTGCCCTGTTAAATCTTTAGTATTCCATCTAGTCATTACTACAACTATTGCTCCACCGGGTTGTAACCTTTGACGAGGTCCTGATGTATACCATTCATAAGCCCGTTCAAGAGCTGTTAGGTTCATTGCGTCTTGCTCTGAGTGTGGATCATCTATTACAAGTAAATCTGCACCACGACCTGTTATTGCTCCACCAACACCAGATGCAAAATACTCACCACCTTGTGCTGTCTCCCATCTCCCTGCAGCTTGCGAGTCTTCTCTTAATCTTGTTTCAAAAACTTCTTTGTACTCGGGACTATCCATTAGTGTTTTAGCTTTACGCCCGAATCTGATTGCTAGTTCACCGGTGTGGGTTGTCTGGATTATCTTAAGTTTGGGTCTACGACCAATCATCCAAGCGGGCAGCAAGGAGCTAGCGAACTCAGACTTTGTATGTCTGGGTGGCATATTGACAATAAGTCGTTTGATTTTGCCTTCTGCTATTTGATTAAATTTTTTTGCAATAATTTTGTGGTGATCGCCTTCAATGAAATCTGGCCAGATGTGTTTGGTAAAAGATAAAAAATCCTCTCTTATTTTCAGTATCTTCTTCTTTTCATCAAGCTTTAAGTACATCTTCATGTAGTCCTTCTTGATGTCAGGTGGCAGCTTCTTAATCTTCTCTAAGTCTATTTCCATATATTTTTTTTGCAAAATTTTTTTAAGGTGTTTTTGTAACCCATTTGGTTTTTACAAGCTATGACAATCCAGATCAAGCATTAATGACAACAGTTCGAGGTACTTTTTTTTATATATAAATTAATAATTATATAAAAATGCAAAAAAGCAAACGGTTGTGGTACCTCTATGGAATTCTACCAGGAGTTGCATCTCGTTGCGAGTGGCGAGCAACTAACATATTTATCTAGTAATTATTACTAACGATAACTAAACATTATTAATAGTAATAATATATATTAGAACTATTCTAAACTGCCTCGAGCTTACCAATACAATCGGCAAGACCTTCGCACCTCGCATCTAGTTTCAAGCCACGAGTGGCGAGCAACTCTATTTGATTGCCTTCATAAAGTTTAAGACTTTGGTCAAGAAGTTGCATTGCAAGGATATAAGAATTTATAGGGTGCTTAATATGGAAGGCGATTTGATGAGGTGAGAAGGTCAATCTGTTACTTTTAGTAACCTTCAACTCTAATGTAAAAAAAGTATTATTTTTGTTTACTGCGAGTAGATCTGGAGTTCCTAAAGATGCAGTATTCTCTAATCTTGTCCACCTTATATTGGGTGAATTCTTCTTTAAATACTTCCATAACTGTGCCTCATTTTGGACCATTTTTCGCCGTAGTTGATGCCTTATTTATAGGGGTTTTTATACCCTATTTAATGGAATAAATCTTTAATTATATGCTTGACTATATTATGGGATATTATAGGTTTTTATATATGAGTAATATAAAAAACAATACAACAGAAGGTGTAACAATGAAAATTAAACCAATTAGCAAAAATAATGTAATATTAAAAAAGGGTGATGAGTGTATTTTCTCAACATTTACTAATGATTATCCTAATTTACATGTAGACCAAAAAATTAC